CGAGTATGCCAAATGGCGTGACATTGGCTGGGGACTCAAAGCAGGTGGATTTGGCCTAGCAGATTACCAATATGTCACAGGGGGCATGATGAATCAAAAGACTCCTGAAATGGCAGCGCAGGTATGGGACGATGGCCGGCCAGGTGGAAAAATCACAATGGGCACAGTTATATGGTTTTTACGCCAACGACACGGTGTAGACTGCTTGAAACGCGAAATCGTGCAAGATCAGCACCTGTTGCAAAATGGTGAAATTTTGCTTACAAATAGGGCTGTTTTAGCGCAAGATCGCCGTGATTTAGCGGCAATTAGACGCATGATAAGGAATGATTAAAAATGGATAGAAGATTTGACAGATTGCCGCCCTTGATGCGTGATGCAATACAAACATTACAGGATTTACACAACACTCCTGACGCCTTGGCAATGCCAGCAGTGCTGGGCATAGCCAACTTGGCTGTGATGCCACACTACAAGATTGATTCAATCCTGTTTGGTGAGATTCCATTGAGCCTGTACATCTTGTGTATGTTGCCCACAGGCATGCGCAAGAGCACAAACTACAACGAAGTGAGTGTGGGCATTGAACGGTTTGAAACACAACGCTGGTCAAATCTAAAAGATGAACCAGTGCGTGTGAAAATTGAAACCAGCATGTATCAAAAAGCACTCAAGCAGTATGAAAAGGACATGGAGAGTCATGCCACGGCTGTGCAGATTCCGGGCAATCCTGTTGTGGTACCCACACCGCCACCCGAAGTGCGACCAAGAGAAACTGCCAACTACAGACTCAAAAAGGCCACACTCAACGGCATCATAGATCAACTGCGTGGACAGCCATTTGTGGGTTTGTTTTCAGCCGAAGCAGGTGAGATGTTCAACAGCCACAGTTTCCAAGGTGGTCGTGATCAAAGCAGATCAATCGAAATGTCAGCAGCATTGACTTCAATGTGGGATGGCACAGTGATTGAACGCCAAACAGGCATACAAGAAAACAACGTGCGATTGCACAACCGAGCAGTGAACATGATGTTTTTCTTGCAGGAAGAAACCATACGTGAGTTTCTGAACAATCCCATGTATTCAAGTCAGGGCTTTGTGCATCGTATCCTGATCACACAAGCCGAACGCACAGACGATCCTGCTGTGGATTTGACTACTGCTGGACAACAACAGATTGCTAGAATCCGATCCCAACTGGATCCATTCCATGATCACATTGAGCACTTGATTTCTGGTCGCTTGCACCTGCTGGCTGATCGGCATTTTGAACTGGACCGCCATGTGATTCGTATTAGTCCTGAAGCTGCTGAAGTGTTTGAGCTGTACATCAACGCCAACCAAGATCGAGCACAACGTGACCTTCGTAACTGGGCAGGCTTTGCAGAACGACTGTATGAACATGCGTTGCGTATTGCAGGCACACTCACAGCGTTTGAACAACGCATGGTAGTGGATCAGAACTCAGCATTGGCAGCAGTGGACTTGATGGAGTATTTTACGGAACAACGAGTCAACCTGGAAATGGGCATCAGCACACGCAATCCACAGCAGGCCACTGCCACACGACGACTGCTGGAATGGATGCGGCAACGAGCATTTGCAGGCACCAAACGTGAACTTGCACAGCAGGTGCGCTGGTTTAGAGAACTCACAAGAGACGAGCGTGACACTATCCTGGAAGAATTGGTGCGCGATGGTCTGGTGCAGCTAGAAATGATGCAAAACCGAAATGGCACTGAAACTGCACGGTTTTGGGTAGATTTAGCCGTAGACACAGACCACGAAAAACCACTGGATTTGTCTACGGGTGTCTACGGCTAAAATCTTGTCATACGGCCTAGCGAACGCAGAATGCAGGGTGGCCGTAGACAGTGTAGACGCGTAGACGCTGTACATATAAACGAGATTTTAAATGTATTTTCTTATGTTTTTATGTGTTCTTGCGTTCATGTGTGTCTACGCGTCTACGTGTCTACGGCCAAAATTATTTTGAATTAGGAAGCAATATTATGAATACTACCACTACTGAAAAACGCCCAGTGGGCAGCCCACCAGGCGAACGACCACACACATGGCACGCAGGTCCTGACCCTGTTGTACGCGAACAATGGCGTGCCTGGGGACAAACACGCAATCAAGCCACTTGGCGTGGAGAGCCCTGGACATTGACATTTGATGAGTGGCAAGCAATCTGGGCAGGCTCGTGGCACCGGCGTGGACGAGCCGCTCATGACCTGTGTGTGACACGTAGAGATTTTGACCTGCCTTGGAGCCTGGCGAACTGTGTGTTGCTCACACGTAGGCAACACGGACAACGCCGTACAGGCACACTCAAGCGAGATGGGTATTCAAGAAGTCGTAGCCTGTTGAACACGGCGAACAATTGATTCCCAATCACGCACCTGTTTGGCTGAAAGACGACGAATGGGACGGCTCACAGTGGCCACCCATTCGCTACTGCGACCTGTGGGATTGTTGCGGTCAATGCGACGACGATAAACTTGGCTGCGTATTTCGATCATGCAGATACTTATAGAGATAACTGCGCACATTATTCTGGAGAAAACAATGGGACAAGCAAGAGCAAGAAAGCAAGAGATAGCTGAATTAAAACGGCATGGTAGACTCATAGACACACCACGCTTTGATCAACCTGTGATATTTAGAGCTGGTGACACCATGTGGATCACTGCCAACGCGGAGTTTGGTGGCTGGGTTGAGGCAGCATACCGCATAGCTGAACCACCAGCAGCACAGCGTGAGTTTGCACGTCTGGCCTTGATAGCTGAACGATCAGGCGTAAAGGAACGTGAATGCCAGCAATGGTTTGATCTACAGCTCAAACACTATGCAGACACAGCAACCAAAGTAGCCTGGGAACCGCCCATAGTATTTGCGCAGAGTCATAAGTAAACACATGCCCACGGAAAAACAAACAGATCAAACAATCAACAAGCGTGCGCCTTATGGCAAGAAGGCTCCCACTCGCGGTGGCGCAAGGCCTGGAGGTGGTCGTCCCAAAGGATCAACCACCAAGGTCACGCTGGACGACCTTATGAAGAACATTGAACTGGCCGCAGGTCAGACCTATGGCCAACTCTTGGCACACAACTATGTGGGTGCCATATCAAGATCAGACTGGAACGGTGTACGCGACTACGACAAAGCGTTCATGAACAAGCTGATTGCTGAAAAGGTAGAAATAGATGTGAACTCAACAGAAGACGTTGTGGCCACCAAACAAGCTGCCTTCACAGCTGCCTTGGCCAAACTAAACGAAATTGCGTCAAACACTAAATAATCATATGCCAAAGAAGAATGTCAAACTCAGTGTCAAGCGTGGTGAGAAACTGCCTGTGAGCCGAGGTGCAGGTTTGACAGCCAAGGGTCGTGCCAAGTACAATCGTGAGACAGGCTCAAACCTTAAGGCGCCTACCGCAACAGGCCCACGCCATGACAGTTTCTGTGCTAGAAGCAAGAGCTGGACAGGTGAACGTGGTCGGGCGGCTCGAGCAAGATGGAAGTGTTGACATGAAAGAGAAACCTGGATTATATGCCAATATCCGTGCCAAACGTGAGCGTATCGCGTCAGGCTCTGGAGAACGCATGAGGCGGGCTGGATCCAAAGGTGCACCCACTGCTGAAGCCTTTCGCCGGAGTGCTCTCACAGTAAAGAAACCTGGATCAAAAGGAAAAACAAAATGATGAAAAGTCTACCCCAGCGTGGCGCAAGAACAGCTGCCAATGCAAAGAAAAAAACCAAAGCCGCGGCTGGTGCCAAGCCAGACTTCATGGATGTAAATAAAAATGGCAATCGCAAAGAAAGCATGAAAGCTGCCTTGGCCTCTAAATCAAAAGGAAAAACAAAATGATGAGACCCAACTCTAAAACACAAATGGATCAAGGTCTAGGCTTTGATGGCGCTGGTCAAGAATCAACAGGCTCAGTGCGCGGTGGTGTGCATGTGAACAAGTGGTCTGGCCACATGAACGATGGCCGCTTGGTCAACAAAGGTCGTGGTCCCACAGTGGGCAACAATGGCATGTGCGACACGCCAAAGAACCTTGGTGCCAGCGTAACCAAAGACGCAGACCGTAGACCACCAACCTCAGCCACACCTGCTGTGCCCCGGCAAGGTAGTGTGCGTGACAACATCAACCGTGGAGCACAAGTACGTGGCTCTGGTATGACAGCGGTAAAGAAGCCTTCAAACCCTGACAGCATTCGCGTTGGTCAGAGTGGTGGCACCAGTTATGGCGCAGTCACAAAAGGTAGCCGTCCAGTGGCAGCAGGTTCCACAGGTGGCATCAATTACGGCCCCAAAAGCCAATACTAAGGACTGACCATGAGCGTACCTTTTTCCCCCATTGGTCGTAGTATCATTGCCCCATACACAGATGATTCAACGGACACCAGCATTACCATTGAGCCAGGCTCAGCAGGCTTGCCCAATGTGTTGTATTGTGTGAATGTGGACACTGCCAATGTGGTTGTGGTCAATACCAGTTTTGACGCATTAGACACCAATGCCACCATACCCACATCTGGTGCCAATGGTATCGGCGTTGTGATTGGTCCCTCCAGCACAGCAATGATTCGCGTGCCTGGTGTGGCATACATTCAAGGCAACCTTTATGTGTCAGTGGCAGGTGATTCAGCCACAGGCAATGTGTTTATTACCCCCGGAGTGTTATAATGAGACTATCAACAACAAACATGCAGGCCAAGCCTATCAACCAAAAGCGTGGACCTACCACAGGCAATGAAAACCCTGGAAGCAAACGTGCAGACTTCATGAGCGAGAAGTCAAAGACAGGTTCAGACAAGTCAGCTCTGGCAGACATGGTCACAGACGCTGTGGCACGCAGAGGCGAACTCATGCGTAGTGTACGTGATCCAGCAGTGGAACCATTGAAAGCCAAAGTCAATGTTGGTCGTGGCCCCACAAAAGGCAACGCCGCCAAGCAACAAAAGTCAGCTGCTGCTCGCAAGGGCGCACTAGGCGCAACTTCAGGTTACTAAATAACCCCGCACACTAGAACAGGATGGTCCTGTTCTAGTATTGATTTGTTTTGATAAAGGATACGACATGAACAAACCCAAACCCACCTCAGCAGAAAACATCTGGGATGATGTGCCAGTCACAGCCACTCCCATTGAACCAGAAGCCCGACCCGCCCGACCACGGAAGCCAGCAGAGCCTGTGGTAGTTGACCGTGAGTTCGACACAGAAGGTCTCATGACAGACTTTCCCACTGCCAAAGACCTAGAACGCTTTGTGTATGATGAAACTGGCATTGTGCTGAATCTAAAAGGTCGTGCCAACAAGCTCAAATACCAGATTGCCATGGACACTCTAAATGGTGTGCCAGTGGATCAACGCTACATTGGCAAAGACAATCCTTACCTGGACAAGACTGACATGGTGCCGGAAGAGCCCATGAAGACCTTGCCACCTCGCGACGCTTCAATCCCTGACCGACACGATCTACAGAATGAATTCTTCACTGCGTTTGTGCCACACTCGGACTCAGAGTATCATGCCCAGGGTCGCAAGATGCACTGCACGTTCAAGAAGTACAAGAACGGCATGATCACCTATGAAGTGATTGGACCCATTGAGCCCAGACCATACGGTGAAAAGATAGACAAGTGGGGCAAGGTTCGTCCCGAGATCATCAAGTGGGTAGATCCACGCACAGGTGAACAGATTGTGCAACGCCCTGATGGCTCATTCACTCCCATTGGTCGACGTCTCAAGGCCATGATGCAGACCATGCGCTACAACGATTCAAATCAATGGGTGCGTTATATTGACAGAGACTTCATTAGCCTGGATCACAAGGCAGCTATCAATCCCTGGGACCTGGACACATAATGGCCGATACAACTCCCAACCTAAGAGACGGCATGATACACAACGCTCGGGAATCACGAGCAGTGGATGAAACCCGGATCATGCAAAAGGTCAATGCTGTGAATCGTGAAGCGTTTACCCAACGCTTTCCCAATCAGATTGAACATCACATGCGACTCATAAGTGAACGCCTGCAGGCCTGTCTAACCAAGCCCCCAACCTTTGTGATGGATCAGCCCGTCACATGGCCAGCCACAGCAGACGAGATCTTTGCTCTAAGTCACGCACTGAAAAATCTTAATGAAGTGCGTAGAGACTGGCGCTTACCAGAGCCTGAATAATGCTTGATCCTGTGATCCTGATGCGTAGAGCCCTGCGCTGGGTCTTGGACTCTAATTCAATTCCACATCAAGCCTGGCCCACGCTCACAGCAGATGTTCAAGCACACCTACAGGACCTGGTGATTGCTGTTGCTGACGACATGCGCTACAACGGTCTCAAATACTTCCGTCCGTTTGAACATCAGCGCAAGTTCTTCACAACCACTACAGACCGTAGAGGCATCCTGGCAGCCAACCGTATTGGTAAGACTGTGAGCACCTGCTACGAAACAGCATACCATCTCACAGGCTTGTATCCCGAGTGGTGGGCGGGACACAGGTTTGACAAGCCCATCACAGTAATGGTTGCTGGTGAAGGCTGGAGTCAGGTTGCCTTGGTGCTGCAACAAGAACTCCTAGGCACACCAGATGTCAAGCTGCGTGATCAGTTAGGCACAGGAGCCATACCCCGAGACTGCATCATAGTTGATACCATGCGAGGTGATGGTGCCAATGCAATTGGTGTAGAGATACGCCATGTGTCAGGAAGCAAGAGCTATCTGTTGTTTGCCAACTACACACAAGAGGTTCGACAGCTACAGGGTTTCAAACTGAACCTGGCGGTGTTTGATGAGCAGCCACCCGATGACTTCTTTTCTGAAATTGTCACACGTACCGCCACCACACAAGGCATGGTCATGTGCAGTTTCACACCACTCAAGGGTCTCAACGGTCTAGTATCAAAGTTCTGGAATCGGGAAGAGGGTTATGACTATGTGCGTGTGGCCTGGGATGATGTGCCTGAATATGATCCCTGGGGTGAACCATTCCTGTTACAAAGCACAAGAGATCAACTGGAGCGTGACTACCTGCCACATGAACGTGAAGCACGTATGCAAGGCAAGCCCATACAGGGCAAAGGTGCTGTGTTTCAGATTCGTGAATGGCCCACCTACAAGCCGTCAGAGATTGACTTCCGCAGCTTGCCCAACATACACAGGATCATTGCACTTGACCTGGGTCTTGTGAATGACAAGACAGTTATCAGTTTAATGTATTGGGATCCTTATGAACGAACAGCATACCTACACAAACAGATCTTGGTGCAAGGCATTGAAGAAGCTGTGCCCACACAGTATATCAATCATCTACTTCGTCCTGAAGTGTTTGGCACTCCTATTGTGCTACCTGCTGATGCTAGTACTGCTGGCAGATACACCATGAGCGCAAACTCCATCCGCGAACTGTTTGAATCCTACGAACTCAATGTGTATTCAAAAGCCATTATGAATCCGCCTGATAGCGAGGGCAGAGTCACAAACCACAAAAGCTATGGCATCAATCAGATGCGACAGATGCTGGAAGTGGGCAGCCTCATGGTCAACGAGAACTGTGTGGATTTCCTGCGTGAAGCACAAAACTACTATGTGGACAGCCAAGGACGTTTCTCAGATCCAGATGACTGTATTGATAGTGCAAGATATGCTATACTAGGATGTCTCAACGGTATTGCTGAACCTTGGGACAACCGAAGCCCACAACAACGCATGGCAGCACAACGAGATCGTTATGTGCGTAGAGATGAATCTACCAAGCCTGCGTGGAAAAGATCATATTCACCGGACGCATAATGACCTATCAACTACATCAACAAGACTGCTTGACCTGGATGGCCACACAACCAGATGCCTCCATAGACATCATTGTGTCAAGCCCGCCCTACAACAAAGGCATTGAGTATAATGGTTATCAGGACCGTAGAACAGACTATCTTGAGTGGATGACACAAGTATGGACTCAAGCCTGTAGAATACTTCGACCTACTGGACACCTGTTCTTGAACATAGCAGGATCACCTGACCAGCCTTTTCTTGCTTATGAAGTGGCTCGTTCAGTGCCCTGGCGTGTGCAGAACAACATAGTATGGGCCAAAGCAGTGGAGTTCAAAGGCCACATATATGGTCGTTCAACCGTGAATATCAATAGCAAGTTTAGGCTGCCAAATGGCCACGAAACCGTTTGGCACTTTACTGCCAAAGGCCGCACACCCATAGATATTGCTGCCAGTTCAGTGCCTTACCGACCAGAGTTTGCGGAAGACAACTTCCAACGCACAGGGCGTAGAACAAGACCCACCACCACCTGTTGGCACATTGGTTATGAAACCACAGGCTATATGGGTGCGGCTGCGGCCAAGGTCAAAGGTGATAAAAAACATCCTGCCATATTCCCCCGAGAACTTGTGCGGCATTGTTTGCGTATGGCAGGGGCCAACACAACACACCAGGTGTATGATCCCTTTGCTGGCACTGGCACCACATTATGGGTGGCTGAAAAAGAGTTTGGTTCAGAAGCCATTGGCACCGAAATAGATCCAGACTACGCAGACTTTATACACAAGAGAATGATATGACAACCAAACTACCCACATGGTCAGTGTACAAGTTCCTACCACTTGAAGAACGCGAACGCATACACATACAATGGTGCAAACAGCGCCGCAAGGATCCCAACTCTGAACAGGACGTGGACGAGTTCTTTGACGAAATAGACGCAGTGCCAGAACCAGATGTCAACGCACCTCGACCTGTGTACACTGGCCGACCACGTGGACGCCCAAGAAAGACTCCAGTATGACCACACCTGCTGACAGCCGTATCTACGTGAGCAACAGGCTGATGTTGCTGTGCCATCGTCATGCCCTGGCCCTGATAGACCTTGCGGATGGCAATGGTGTTCAACTGCGCATAGAGCCCTTGGCCATAGAAGACTTTGGATCAGAGTGTCGTGCTTGTATGGCAGCAGATCCCAACCCCAGCCCTGAAATCATAATCACACACTAAACCTGCGGATTTCGTGGTACCACTAAATAATGTATCCAAAGGATAAAGCCCAATGCTTGACATAAAAAATATACCTGTTGAACGAATCAACCAGAACCGTCGCCAAAACGCCAACTTTGTGCGCATGAAGAATCAAATGGATGTGAAGATGGCTTCATATCTACGCTACCTAGGAACCAAGAACGCTGTGAACCGTGCCAGTGATTACCACTACTTGGTGCTGGCAGTGACAGACTCTACAGCACCCGTAAACGGCATAGATTATATTCACCCATCAGTAAAACCTGCTGTGGACTATGCCACTGCTGTGATCACCAAAGGCCTTGTGCCCAACGGC